AGAGTAGCCGATACAAGTACAAATAACACTCCACCTACCACAAACCCTACACCTCCGCCACCTACAAATAGTTCAGGCGGTCAGAGTTTAGACCAGTTGGCACGAGAGGTAATCAATGGAAGATGGGGAAATAATCCTGAACGTGCTAGAAGATTNACTGCTGCCGGACATAATGCAGATCAGGTGCAAAGAAGAGTGAATGAAATTTTGTCAGGACAAGTGTCAACCCCACCAAAGCAATCACCGCCACCAGTTGTTCAAACGAGTAACATTGAGGTTTTAGCACGAGAAGTGATTCAAGGTAGGTGGGGAAATAATCCTCAACGAGCTGAGAGGTTAAGAACGGCCGGTCATGACCCCATTGCTGTGCAGAATCGAGTGAATCAGATTCTTCGAGGGTAATAGTTTAATGTAGTGTGATACTCACTATTTTCCTCCTTAATCTTTGGTACATATATGCTCTGAAATAAGTGGATATAATACTGTTTCAGAGCTAATATGTACCTACGAAAAATTGAAAAGGAGGATTTATCAAAATGAAAATCGCTTACAACGTAACAGGAGCAGCCAGAAAAGAGCTAGTAAAAAGTGTAGGGAAAGTCCTAGAAATCGAACCAAGATACTTAGGTGTTCCTACAGTAGCCTATGAGGTTGGAGCATATCACATCGATAAGGCAGGAACTTTAACTGGAGAAGACAATCAAGAACTTGTTCAAGTGTTATCTACAGAGTTCCAAATTCAACCAGTTTCTGAGGAGTATGACTTGGAGATTGCAGTAGCAACTGAACCAGTAGAGATTGAGCTGATTGAGATTAATGAAGAGCAAGGTGGTAACATTCATCAGTGTACCATTAAAATTCCAAAAACAGGATTCACTGAAGATAAGCTAGAAAACTTAGACAGATTGGTGGCTTCAAAAGCACTACTTCTAAAGGCGGCTTTTGGAACAGATTCCTTGGAAATAGGGAAAGTTGGAGATACTCTACTTTTTCCTTGGTTTGAAATTTCTGAGCCAACACATGCAGAAGCCTTCACCCAGTTCATTCACCTACTATGCAAAACAGCAATCGAAAAGCAAAGGGTTGTGAAGAAAGAATCCTCGCTCCCTGAGAATCCCAAATATGCAATGAGATGCTTTCTCCTTTCCTTAGGCTTTATCGGAGATGAGTATAAGCAATCTCGTAAAGTATTGCTTTCTAGGCTGGAGGGGAACTCAGCTTTTCGAAGCGGACAAAAAAGGGGGAATGAAACCGATGATTAAAACACCCTCCAGAGAAATTATTGAAGCAAGAAAAAGTAGGTACAAAAAAGGATTACGAGTAGAATTAATAAATATGGAGGACCCTTATACAGATTTAGCTTCTGGTGATAAAGGTACGGTTTCACATGTTGATGACATTGGTAGTATTCATGTGAATTGGGACAAAGGTTCTAAATTAGCATTGGTGGATAGTGTAGACGAGTTCAAAGTTCTTCCGACTATTACTGATGATATCCTAAAAAGCATCTTAGTAATCCGAGACTCTGGTCGCACTAATATGTTTGATGTGACCACGGTATATGAAATAGCAGTAGAGATGGGATTCTATGATTTAATGGTGTTCATTGAAGAACATAAAACAGAATACTGCCACTTCATTTTGACTGGTGAAAAGCCATAATATACACAATTTATATGACATATGTTTGTGTACATTATGAGTCGAATTGACTGGATAATTATCTCCTTCTGAGTGATATATGTAAGTAACAAAAAACACATCAGAAGGAGAGCAAACCATGTTAAGCAGCAAATTTGGAATTGAAATCGAAATGACAGGAATTACCAGAAGTAAGGCGGCTGAGGTTGCCACTTTGCACTTCGGAGGAAGGCAAGAATCGGGGCACGACTACTACAACACCCAAAAGGTTATCGCACCAGACGGACGGACTTGGAAGTTCATGAGTGACGGTTCCATTACCACAAGGAAGAAGGAAAACGGAAGAAAGGTCGTTGCAGGAGGAGAGTACAGCGTGGAGCTTGTTAGCCCAATCCTCACCTACCAAGAAGACATTGATTCTTTGCAAGAACTGGTGAGAAAACTTAAAAAAGCAGGAGCATTTGTTAACGACTCTTGTGGAATCCACATACACCTTGACGGCGCTCCTCACACACCAAGGAGCATCAGAAACTTTGTAAACATTATCGCAAGCAAAAATGACCTTTTCTACAAAGCACTGCAGATTAAGCCAGAGCGGATGAGGTTTTGCAAGAAGATGGATAGCTACTTGGTGGAGCGAATGAATAAGAAAAAGCCGAAGACCTTTTCAGCCATTGAAGACATTTGGTACGAAGGCTACTCCAATCGCTCAAACCGTTACAACAACAGCAGATACCATTTTCTCAACCTACACGCCTTTTTTACAGGGCACCATACGGTTGAACTAAGGGGCTTTAACGCAACCCTTCATGCAGGGAAGGTGCGCTCCTACATTGTATTAGCATTGGCTTTAAACAACCAAGCACTTACTCAAAAGAGTGCATCGGCAAGAAAGCCACAGACCGAGAACGAAAAATTCGCCATGAGAACCTACCTTAACCGCATTGGTTTTATTGGAGAAGAATTTGCAAACTGCAGAGAGCACTTAACAAAGCATCTTGATGGTTCAGCCGCATGGAGATACGGAAGGGCTGCTTGAATAGCAGATCAAAATAAAACGAAAGGAAACAAGGAAAAATGAAAAAAAGATTGTATATTGCTTACGGTTCAAACTTGAATGTTGAACAAATGAAGTGGCGTTGCCCCACAGCAGAGGTTGTAGGAGCAACCACGATCAATAACTACAAACTCCTTTTTAGGGGCGGGAAAAGGGGAGCTGTGGCCACTGTGGAGCCTTGTGAGGGAAGTATCGTACCCGCTTTGGTCTGGAGCTTAAAGTATAGAGATGAAGAAAGCTTGGATATTTACGAGGGATTGCCGATTCTTTATCGGAAAGAAATGCTACCTATTGAACTAAATGGCGAAGAAGTGGAAGGCATGATTTATATCATGAATGTTCAATCTCCAGAAAATGGAAGGTATATACCACTTGGCCAACCGACTCCATTCTATTTTGGAACCATTTACAAAGGGTATAAAGAGGCAGGATTTGATGTTGAAATTTTGAAAAAAGCAGTCTCTTATTCCGTAGAAATGTAGACAATTTTACCCCTAGAAATTTGGTACATATATGCTCCGAATCAACTGGATAATAGTGTGCTAGTACGGTAATATGACACTACCAAGAGCAAAGGAGAATAACAAGATGACAAACGAAAAAGCATTACAAGCATTCATGGCAGACGTAGGAGACATTGAAAAAAGACTCGAAGAAATTACCAAGCGAGTAGGAGACCACTTAGGTTACCATCCAGACGAAATTCACTGGGGGCATGTTGGAGAAAGCGGAAAACTTCTTAGTGAACTAACTACATTAAGGAACTGGCTTTACGGCAAAGGAGAGTATGCAAACTAACTAAAAGAGAAACAGACTACAAAGTCTTTTTCTCGTAGTAAGGCGCACAATACAAAGAGAAAACCAACTGAGGAAGCCCAAAGGGGCTACTCCTTGTATAAAATAGATTAGTAGACTTCTAATGAGGTCTTTTTTTATTGTTTAGAAAGAAGGAAATGGAATGTATAAATACGAGCCTACACCACTTATGCTACCTACGAGTATTTATGATAAGAAACGGGCAGATTTTGCGGTAGGCTTTATCTCCATGCTCAAGCACACCACAGGTGAGTGGTATGGGAAGCCATTTCATTTGATGCCGTGGCAAGAGCAGATTATAAGAGATATTTTTGGAATTGTGGACAAAAAAACAGGATATCGTCAATTTCGCACAGTTTATGTTGAGATTGGCAAAAAGAACGGTAAATCAGAACTTGCAGCAGCTGTTGCCCTTTATCTACTATTTGCCGATGGAGAGGCAGGTGCTGAAGTTTATTCTTGTGCTGCCGATATAGGACAAGCAAGTATTGTATATAACACAGCCAAAGCTATGGTGGAACAAAATAATGACTTGTCAGGAATTTCAAAGCTGATACCTTCTACTAAACGAATCGTATTCTCACATACTAACAGTTTTTATAGAGTGCTTTCTTCAGAGTATAAATCTAAGCAGGGATTTAATGTTTCTGGACTTATTTTTGATGAATTATTTGCTCAACAAACCAGAGAATTATTTGATACCATGACTAAGTTTTCTGGAGATGCAAGAAGACAGCCCCTGTACTTCCTAATTACCACAGCAGGTAGGGACAAAACCAGTATCTGTTATGAAATACACAGTAAAGCCTTGGCCATTACGGATGGAACTAAAGTTGATTCAACCTTCTACCCAGCAGTTTTTGGCATAAAAGAGGGTGATAATTGGGAAGATCCTGAGGTGTGGAAGCGTGTTAACCCTTCAATTGGGGTTACAATTCCTTTTGAAACCGTGCAAGCGGCTTATGAGCAAGCAAGGGAAAATCCAGCAGAGGAGATGCACTTTCGCCAATTTCGTTTGAATGAATGGTGTAACGCAGATATTCGCTGGATGCCTATGGATAAGTGGGAAGCCTGTGGTGAGGATATCGACCTAGAGGAATTTGAAGGTCGAGAGTGCTATTGTGGTCTGGACTTATCCTCTACCAGTGATTTGACAGCACTAGTCTTGGTGTTCCCGCCAAAAAATGAAGATAATAAATACACTATAATACCGTTTTTCTGGTTGCCAGAGGATGTGATTAATTTGCGCACTAGACGGGACCATGTTCCTTATGCTGTTTGGAAGAAGATGGGAGTGTTCAATACTACAGAAGGAAATGTAGTGGACTATGATTATATAGTTGCTTTTATAGCCAAACTGTCCCTTCAGTTTCGTATACGAGAAATTGCTTACGATCGGTATGGAGCGGAAAAGATAAGAAGAGACTTGGAAGAATTAGGTGCTGAGAATGGATTTGTGGTTTTTCCTTTTGGTCAGGGGTTCATTTCCATGTCACCACCATCGAAGGATTTCTATCAATTAGTTATGGAAAAGAGAATCCGCCATGGGAATCATCCCGTTCTTGATTGGAATCTGGGAAATGTAGTAGTGGATCAAGACGCTGCAGGAAACATAAAGCCAAACAAACGAAAGTCTACAGAAAAGATTGATGGAGCAGTAGCGATGGTTATGGGGTTGGCAAGGGCTACTCTCTGCGGTAGCACGGAATCAAGTGTATATGATGAAAGGGGGCTGTTTTTTGTATAAAAGTACTTGTTTTTTTACCATTCTATATGACATAATGAAAACACAATGTACTGGAAATTTTTTATGTGAGGATATTATGAAAAAGGATAGAAGTTTGCTTAATTTGCCAAAAGAATATACTGAAGTTAAGCCTATTGATTTAAAGAAAGACAAAGAGACAAAGCTCGCTAAAGGTATAACATCTGTTGTGACAGCTATCGCATTATTTATTATTGGTTATTTGATTGTACCGTTTTCGTTGATTCACTATGGTGAGTTTTTTCTATTTCGAGTTTCAAGGTATTTAGTATGTTTTGTAATATTTTTAATCTTTGCTCTAATAATAGTGCACGAATTGATTCATGGATTCTTCTTTAAACTATACTCTGGAGAAAAAGTAAATTATGGATTTACTGGTAAACGTGCCTATGCTGGATGTAAGGCTTATTTTGAAAAAAATCCCTTTTTGATTATTACACTTTCACCAGTCATTCTATTGAGTACTCTACTTCTTTTTGCTAGTATATTTTTACCAATTGAGTGGTTTTGGAGAATTCATATATTGCAAATAGTTAATTTTTGGATTGCTAATGGAGACTTTCATACAGCGATTTTTTTAAGAAAACTACCCTCGGATACACTAATACAGGACACAGGTTATTCTATAACTTTTTATTCCAAAATAAAAAAATAGGAGAATGCAACCTCCCGTATTTTAATAATGTCAACATGGGACATGGTATGAATTTAATAATTGTCTAGTTCATCTAGCACTATCTTAATTAGATAAGTGCTTTTTTTCTTGCTCTTTTGGAGGTGATGCTATGGGGATTGTTTCCCGAATAAAAAATGCTTGGAATAATCGAGTAGGTGGTGACTGGAGTTTTCTTTTTGGAAGCACCTCCAGTGGAAAGGCTGTTAATGAGCGAACTGCAATGCAAACATCTGCGGTGTATGCTTGCGTTCGCATCTTGGCAGAATCAGTGGCTTTGCTGCCCCTACACCTTTACGAAAATAACAGTGAAGGTGGTCGAGAAGTTCTGCGTAGGCATCCCTTATATCGATTGCTTCATGATGAGCCAAATCCTGAGATGACCTCCTTTGTGTTTCGAGAGACACTAATGAGTCATCTTTTATTATGGGGAAATGCTTATGCTCAAATTATTAGAAATGGGAGAGGTAATCCTGTAGCACTATATCCGCTTCTTCCTGACCGAATGTATGTGGAACGAAGTACCTCTGGAGATCTCATATATATTTATCAGGCTGATGATGGACAGAGAATACTTGGTCGTGATGAGATTTTGCATATCCCTGGTCTTGGATTTGATGGGTTGATAGGATACTCTCCAATCGCTATGGCAAAAAATGCTATCGGTATGGCATTGGCCACAGAGGAGTATGGTGCCATATTCTTTGCAAATGGGGCGAATCCTGGGGGTGTGTTGGAACATCCAGGGGTAATTAAGGATCAGAACCGATTAAGGGAAGGTTGGCAAAGTCAGTTTTCTGGTGCGAATTCGCATAAGGTAGCGGTCTTGGAAGAAGGACTCAAATTTAAACCATTATCCATTCCACCAGAGCAAGCACAGTTCTTACAAACAAGAAAATTTCAAATTAATGAAATAGCTCGAATTTTCAGAGTTCCACCACACATGGTTGGTGACCTTGAGAAGTCGAGCTTTTCTAATATAGAACAACAATCATTGGAGTTTGTGAAGTACACCTTGGATCCATGGATAGTTCGCTGGGAGCAATCCCTTCAACAAGCGTTGCTTTTGCCAGCCGAGAAAAGAAGATTGTCCATTCGTTTTAACTTAGACGGTTTACTTCGTGGTGATTATCAAAGTCGCATGAAGGGATATTCTATTGGAATCCAAAATGGATTCATGTCACCAAATGATATACGTGGCTTGGAAGATATGAATTTAATACCTGAAGAAGAAGGAGGGAATTTGTACTTTGTAAATGGAAATATGGTCAAGCTGAAAAATGTGGGAGCAGCCTATGGAAAGAACTATCCCACTTATGAAGAACAAGAAGAAAGTGAGGATGAAGAGTGATGAAGAAGGACGTAAACAAATTTTGGAACTGGGTCAGAGGTGACACTAAGAATGGAGACACATTATATTTTGATGGTGTCATTGCAGAGGAAACTTGGTGGGATGATGATATTACTCCTGAAATGTTTAGAGAGGAGTTAGAGGAGTGTGAAGGTGATATCACCATATGGATTAACTCTCCTGGTGGTGATTGTGTTGCTGCTAGTCAAATTTATTCCATGTTAATGGAATATGAGGGCAACATTACAGTGAAAATTGATGGTCTTGCAGCATCAGCAGGAAGTGTTATCGCTATGGCTGGGACAGAGGTTTACATGGCACCCACTGCACTTATGATGATTCATAATCCACTTACTGTAGCAATCGGGGATAGTAAAGAAATGAAAAAAGCAATCGATATGCTGTCAGAGGTAAAGGAAAGTATCATCAATGCCTATGAAATTAAGACTGGTCAACCGAGAAAGAAGCTATCTGACCTTATGGATGCAGAAACATGGATGAACTGCAAAAAAGCAGTGGAGCTAGGCTTCTGTGATGGGATTTTGAAGGATAAGAAAAGAGAAGTATCTGATACCACCTACGCCTTTAGCCGTCAAGCAATAACAAATTCTCTGCTAGATAAAGTAAGCAGTAGAAGAGCTACACAAACAAAGCAAAGTGTATCTGCCGATTCCTTAATGGATCGGCTCAATTTAATTTCACATTAATTTATGGAGGACTATTAGAATGAGTAAAATACTAGAATTACGAGAAAAACGAAATCGTATCTGGAATACAGCAAAAGAGTTTCTAGATAGTAAAAGGGGAGAAGATGGATTAGTTTCCCCAGAAGCTTCAGCTGAGTATGACAAGATGGAAGCCGATATGGTAGCACTTGGAAAAGAAATCTCAAGGTTGGAAAGGCAACAAGCATATGACCTTGAGATGAGTAAAGCAACATCTACTCCTATTACCAACAAACCCGACCGGTCAGAGGATAAAACAGGCAGAGCTTCTGCTGAATATCAAGCCGATTTTGGAAATATCCTTCGAGGTAAGTTACCACAAAACAATGTGCTAAGTACCTCTCCTGATGCTGATGGCGGCTATCTTGTTCCGTTGGAGTTTGAAAAGAGAATTATTCAAGGTTTGGAAGAAAACAATGTGATTCGTGCTATTGCCAAGACGATTTCCACATCTTCTGAGAGAAAAATACCGGTGGCTGCGACTCACTCTGTTGCACAGTGGACACCAGAAAATGCTCCTTACAAAGAGAGCAATCCGACATTCGCCCAAAAGACGATTGATGCTTATAAGTTAACAACACTTGTAAAGGTGAGTTTGGAGCTAATGCAAGATTCCATGTTCAATCTGGAAGAATATATTGCAGAAGAAATTGCCAGAGCTTTTGCAGTAGCAGAGGAAGAAGCCTTTTGTATTGGCAAAGGAACAGGGCAACCAACAGGGATATTTACCGAGCAAGGTGGATCTATTGGAGCCAAAATTAATGCTACAATTAGCACAGACTGTCTCATCGACTTAATCTATTCCTTGAAAAGTCCATACCGTAAAGGTGCTGGATTTTTGATGAATGATTCTACTATTTCAGCTATTCGTAAGCTAAAGGACTCTACTGGTGCTTATCTGTGGCAACCGAATGTACAGGCTGGAGAACCTGATAGATTACTAGGTTATCCAATTTATACTAGCCCTTATGCTCCAGAAGTTGCGGCCAATTCTCTACCAGTTGCTTTTGGTGACTTTAAGAACTATTGGATTGCTGATCGCATGGGTCGCACAGTTCAAAGGTTAAATGAGCTTTATGCTGGAAATGGTCAGGTAGGATTCATTGCCACTGGCCGTGTTGATGGCAAGATGGTGAGGGCAGAAGGAGTTCAGTTACTTAAAGTGGGAGCGAAAACCGGGAGCTAGAACATTATGAAGCCAACAGAATTACAAAGAAAGTTGATGCGAAAGATCAAGCAGAATCTTATTTTATCCCACAACGAAGATGACGAGCTGATTCTTCGTCATGCTATAACTGGGATAAGCTATGCCGAAAGCTACCAACATTTGCCAGATGGATATTACTCAAATAAGGAACACCAGATGCCTGCCACAACTGAGCAGGCTATTATTATGCTTGCAAGCCATCTTTATGAAAGTAGAGATGGCTCTACTGCAGGCTTCTTCAATGATAATATCATGGCTAGTCGTCAGGTGTGGGATACTGTACATTCGTTACTTCGCTTGGACAGAGTATGGGGAGTATAGTCTATGTCTTTTGGAAAAATGAATACTCGAATCAGGATTGTAGAGATGGAAACGGTAAAGGATAGTTCTGCATTTTCATCTTCTAAAGAAAAAGTTATAGCTAAAGTGCGTGCTTATAAAGAAGAACGTCACGGAAATCAAAGGTGGGCGAATATGGCAGCATTTTCAGAAGCCACATCTCTCTTTAGATTTAGGACTATCCCCAAAGTTACTGTATCAACTAAGCATCAAATTCTCTGTGATTCAGGTAGATATCAGATAGTAAGTGTGGAAGATGTGCGAGGCCGAGGAATGTATCTAGAAGTGTTGGCAATTAAAAGAGAGGGAACAATGAAGTAATGGCAAAAGTGCAAATTACACTACCAACTGAGATGGAGAAAAAGCTAGTAGTTCTGCAAGGCAGGTCTGAAGCCATTATCAAAAATATGCTAGAGGCAGGTGGAGAGGAAGCCGTTCGTCATGTGAGGAGTAGCCTAGTCGCAGTGATTGGAAAAAACACTACAAGGAAGAGTCGATCAACTGGAGAATTAGAGTGCTCCCTTGGATCCTCTCCACCACTTTTAAATAGCAAAGGTATCTGGGATACCAAGATTGGATTTCGTGAATCAAGACCAGGTAATGTCACTAATGCTAAAGTTGCAAATATCCTTGAGCATGGTAGACAGGGACAACCACCAAGACCTTTCTTGACACCTGCTAGAACGAAGAGTAAGAAATCTGTAACTGAAGTGATGGAGAAAGTTTTTGAAAGGGAGATAGAAAGACTATGAACATTCTAGATGAGTTGAATATTTGCCTATCAAGGATTCTTCCAGTAGAGACTGGAGTTTTTTCTGATACTCCTCCAGAGGAATATCTTGTATTTACTCCCATGACAGAGCAGGAATTTTTCGCAGATGACAAACCCTTTATGGAGAGTCAAGAAGTTAGAATATCTCTCTTTTCTAAGGGGAATTACATTGTGAGAAGGAGGCAATTGTTAAACGCTCTTTCTCGTACTGATATTACGGTTACGAGCCGACAGTATATTGGACATGAAAAAGATAACGGCTATCACCACTACAACATTGATGTGGCAAAAGCCTACGAAACAGGAGGAAATAAACATGGCAACAATCGGATTAGATAGATTATTTTATGCTCCTATTACAGAAGCACCAAACACAGGAGAAGAAACTTATGGAACACCCGTCATGTTATCGGAAGCAATCTCTGCAGATTTATCAGTGTCGCTTGCAGAAGCCGTACTCTATGCTGATGATGGACCATCCGAAACAGTGAAGGAGTTTGCTAGTGGAACCCTTTCACTTGGGGTGAAAGATATTGGTAGAGCTGTGGCGGCACACCTAACTGGAGCTAGGATAGATGGAAACGGTGTGCTTGTTTCGTCAAGTGAAGATATAAGTAAGCCTGTGGCAATAGGCTTTCGAGCCAGAAAAGCAAATGGCAAGTATCGTTACTTTTGGCTTTACCATGTATTATTCGGAGTTTCATCCACAAACCTTGCGACAAAAGGTGATAGTATCACTTTCTCTACTCCAACCATTGTAGGAACAATTTCTCGTAGAAGAAGGTTGGATGCCTTTGGTAATCACCCATGGAAAGCAGAGGTGAATGAAGATGATGCAAACATTGCAGCAACTGTTATCACAGGGTGGTATACCCAAGTATATGAACCAAGAAATACTGCTACTTCATCAATTGCGCCTTTGGCTATTGAAGGGGCGAGTGCTGAAATAGAGGCTGAAGATAAAGGCAACAAGAAAGCAGGTGGAAAAGATGCATAATGAACGAAGTGCAAATGTAAATATCGGTGGTGAAGAATTTGAACTTCTCCTTACAACTAAGGCAACCAAAGAAATCGCTAAGCGATATGGAGGTTTGGAAGATTTGGGGGATAAGCTGATGAAGTCAGAGAATTTTGAGATGGCTTTGGATGAGGTGTTTTGGCTTATCACCCTACTTGCCAATCAACCAATTTTAATTCACAACTTAAGAAACAAGGATGATACAAAGGAATTGCTAACAAAAGATGCAGTAGAGTTGCTTACATCACCCTTTGAACTGGCAGACTACAAAGAAGCTATCACAAAAGCTATGTTTAATGGTGTAAAGCGAAATGTTGAAAGTAAGGATGCTGATGTAAAAAACGTCGAGGTCGAGTAGATGATGAAGAAACATTTACTCGACTTCTGTATTATGGAACTGTACACTTGAATCGCTCTGAAGAAGAAACATGGCTGACTCCCATAGGTCTTTTATTAGATTTGTGGGAATGTCATAAGCAATTCCTTGGCTACTCCGAACCCAAAGTAGAGATGTTTATTGATGACATTATTATAGATGGAATATAAAAGCCTCCTGTGGTAATATGAAGAAGTGGAAGTGAAGGCAGGAGGTTTGTGTAATGATAGATACTATTAATATTTCATTGGTTAAACAAGCATTATCAACTAAAAAAACTGGAATAGGGTTGGATAAATATCTGTATATTATGGACACGTTACATAAAAGCGATGTGTCTAAAGATAGTGAATTCCAAAAGCATTACAAGGGATTTTATCGGCTGAGATTTTTTAGACCTGAGTGTCTTGATGCTTATTTTCTGTACATGGAAAACACAAAAAATGAACAAATCACATTTGAAGAAGTGTTAACTCATTTATTTGAAGTGACTTCTCATGTTGAAGCTTCCTTTGCTAGTAAGCTACTAGCGACAATAGATCCAAACAGAGCCATTTGGGATGCGAATGTGTTAAGTCAACTATCAATTCCTCGTCCTAAGATGGGACAAAAGGATAAGATAGAACAAATAAAAGAAAGCGTCGCAACCTATTCTCTTCTGGAAGAGTGGTACAAAAGCCATTTAAGCACACAAAATGGGAAAGCCATAATCCAAGTGTTCAACGATGTATATCCCGATACAAATATCACCGACATCAAGAAAATAGACTTTGCACTGTGGAGTATGGGAGAGAAGAAAAGCGAGACGAAGGTTGTCGAAAGCTACAAAGCGAATACAGACTGTACATATTCCAGAGATGATTTAGACGAAGCAGTAACATCACTTAAATCTTCTCTAAGCGAGTGCATTAAAGCACTTGATAAACTTGAAGTAGGAACTTCGCAACACTCGCTTATGGTTAAGAAAATAAAGTCCTTTGAGATTTCTTTGGAACTCATAAAGGGGGAACTGTTGAAAGTGAAATAGTTATCTTATAGACTCTTGTGAAATTGAGGTTTGGAATATGAGAAATATATTGATTGCCACTGTGTATTCGGATGACAAAGAGTACCGTTATGAAATCTATGACAGAGAAGACGGCACTTATCAAGTTTGGATTCAACAAAAATATCGTGACGAGTATATGGGCAGAGATTGGTATGATTATTTTGATATAAATGATTATGCTCATGTTACAGACACCATAGAACGTGCTCATGAGATTGGACGAGAAGCTCTAGATAGTTTCCCAAAGTAGTCCTGTTGTAAATAATTCTGGTATGGGGATAATGAGAATGAAATTACTTTTTTTGTGTAGTCAAAATAAAAGACGCAGTCTCACAGCTGAAAAGATATTTGATGGTTTTGAAGGACATGAGGCACGCTCTGCTGGAACCGAATCGAATGCTAGAGTTAAAGTGACAAGTGGTAGCATTGGATGGGCTGATATTATTTTCTGCATGGAGAAAAAGCATCTCCGTAGAATCCATGACAAGTTTCCGGATGTACTCAGAAATAAAAAAACAGTATGCTTGTTCATACCAGACGAATTTGATTTTATGGATAGGGAATTAATTGAAATTCTTCAGAGCTATGTGCGTGAGCACATTTAATGAACAGCTATTTTATCTAAAAAAGCGGAGTTTAGACTGATGACAAAATTCTTTGTCATTGATAAATCGCTTATCCACAAGCTTTTTGGTAGACGTTTTTTTGTGATTCAAATATAGTCAACTTGAAAGGAGGGCAACATGAACATAAGTAAAACAATTAGAGAACAAAGAAGCAGGTTGTCATTATCACAAGAAGAGTTGGCTGAAAAAATGTATGTGAGCAGAAATACAATTGGAAATTGGGAGAACGATAGATCCTACCCAGATGTCCATAGTTTGATTTTACTATCTCAAATCTTTGATATGACAATCGATCAACTAGTCAAAGGAGATTTAGAAAAAATGGAGCAGATAATTGAAAAGAATGATATAAGAATTATAAAGAGGTGTTATCGAGGGTTTTATGTTGCCTTGTATCTCTCACTTGCAGTGTTTGGAATATTTGCCTTTGGATTCAATAATCAAATAACTCCAGTTTACTTAACTGCACTCGTGATATTAGTACTCGGTATTGTAGCAACAATTTTTCTTGGAATTAAAGCCGGTCTATTGATACAAAAGTATGATCCAGAGAAATTTGAAACATTTGAAGAAATCATTTCTTTTACAGAAGGGAAAACCCTTGATGAGATTATAAAGCAAAGAAAGACAAAAAAATGGTATAAGACAGCCTTATCTCACGTTTTTGGCGGACTAGTTGCCGCTCTCTTCGTCTGGGGTGTTATGTGGTTTTTGGGCACTCTATATTTTATGTACTTTTGAGTTTGATGATTTAACTCTTTTATACTTATTGAAAGCACTCATCGGGGTGCTTTTTTCTTGTAAAAAAAACTGAGAGGAGAGACTCTATGTCTAACAATTTTGGCTTCAAAATCGGCATTGACGGTGAGAAGGATTTCAAAAGAGCCTTAACTGACATTAATCGCTCCATGAAGGTTCTTGGATCAGAAATGAAACTGGTTGGTAGTCAGTTTGATAAGAATGATAAAAGTACCGCTTCATTGACTGCCCAAAATGAAGTGCTGAATAAAAGTATAACTCAGCAAAAGGATAAGATTGAGGTTCTTCGAGACGCTCTTAAAAACTCAGCTGAAAGTTTCGGTGAAAATGATAAGAGAACTCAAAACTGGCAGATTGCTTTAAATAAAGCTGAGGCCGAACTTAATAGCATGGAGCGAGAGCTTGGAAACAATAAAAAAGCTCTTGATGGTGTTGGTGATGAAATGGAAGGCGTCACCAAAGATAGTAATAAATTAGGTAATGAACTGGATAAAACAGGAGATGTTGCAGAAGATACAGGTAACCGATTTGAAAAATTAGGAGGAATCCTTGCAGGAGTTGGTGTTGCCGTGGGAGCCTGTATGGTTGCAATAGGAGCAGCAGCCGTAGCTACAGGAAAAGAACTCTATAACCTTGCTACAAACGCTGCCGCCGCTGGTGATGCTATAGACAAAGGCTCGCAAAAGATGGGGTTATCTGCCCAAGGATATCAAGAGTGGGACTACATACTTACTCAGAACAATGCTTCTCTTTATCATTTATCCTATGGTATGCGAAACTTGCAAAATGCCATGGGTGGGCTTGATGAAGAAGGTGGAAAAGTAGGAAAGGCAATAAAAAGGCTTGGCCTAAACTTTGATGAAATTCGTGAGAAGTCTCCAGAAAAGGCGATGAACGATATTGTTACAGCCTTTCAAGCAATGCCAGATAGTGCTGAGCGAACCAACATGGTTCTGGATATATTTGGAAGAAGAGCTGGTATGGAACTCATGCCACTTCTAAACCAAACTGCAGAAGCAACAGATGAGCTAAGACAACGAGCCCATGAACTAGGAATGGTTATGAGCGATGAAGGAGTCAGTGCATCGGTTGCTTTTTCAGATTCTATGACAGATTTATCGGGTGCATTCTCCGGTGCAAAAAATACTATCGGATTACAGTTTCTTCCTGGGATGACCCAAGTTGTAAATGGGTTAGCTGATTTAGTAGCAGGAAATGAAGGTGCTGCTGATGCAATCAAAGATGGAGCTAAAGAGATTGTCGAATCCATCTCAGATGTACTACCCCAACTCCTTGACATGTTCATGGGTATTGTAGATGTGGTAGTTGAAATTGCCCCAGATATTATCGACGCTTTAGTGACGGGAATTAGCAACAGTATCCCCGATTTGGCACGGTCAGCTGGTCAGATTATCAATGCGTTACTGAATGGGATTATACAGGCACTACCTTCGCTTACACGGGGTGCTCTCGACCTAGTACTAACGTTAACAGAGGGGATTTTAGAGAGCCTTCCTTTACTCTTGACCTCAGCGACACTCATGATAGCTGAACTGGCAGGAGGAATCGGAGAGGCACTCCCAACTCTCATACCAATAGCGGTTGAGGCAGTTTCGATGATAATTATGGGACTCTTAGACAGTTTGCCGATGATTTTAGATGCAGCTCTCTCGCTAATAATGGGATTGGCAGAAGGACTACTTGCAGCCATCCCTGTTTTGATGGAGGCACTGCCCCAAATTATTGACTCAATTTTATCGTTTTTGCTTGGCTCGATTCCACAAATTATTGAGGCTGGAACTCAGCTATTGATTTCTTTGGTAGAGGCACTGCCAGATATAGTGGTCGTAATTGTAGAGGCCATCCCTGTAATCATAGAGGGAATTTTACTGGCACTCACCACAAGCATTCCCTTAATTATCGAGGCTGGGATTCAGTTACTTGTGGCTTTGGTAGAGGCACTACCAGTGATTGTTGTAGCAATTGTAGAGGCCATCCCCGTAATCGTAGATGGGCTGGTTTCGGCTGTGGTTGGGTCAATACCACAGCTCGTTCAGGCTGGAATTCAGTTACTTGTGGCTTTGATTCAAAATCTGCCTCAGATTATCATTGCAATCGTAGAGGCTATCCCTCAAATTGTGATTTCTTTGGTAACGGCAATCACTCAGAACATCCCTCTGATAGTTCAGGCTGGGATTGATTTACTGACCTCACTGATACAAAATCTGCCCATGATTATTCGAGAAATTATAGTGGCAATTCCACAGATTATAGAGGGAATTGTCTCGGCTTTCACTAGTAATTTCTGGCAAATTGTACAGGTTGGCATGGATCTTGTAGCGGGTATCTGGGAGGGTATCAGCGCCATGGGTCAGTGGCTGTGGGGGCAGGTCACAGGCTTTTTTGGCGGAATTGTCGATGGGGTTCGTGGCTTCTTAGGAATCAACTCACCTTCTTTGGTGTTCGCTGAAATTGGTGAGAACATGGGTGAAGGTGTTGGAGTTGGATTTGTTAAAGCGATGGATGATGTCAAGAAGGATATGGAGGATGCAATACCAACCTCATTTGAAATGCCAGACCTTGAAGGAGAAGTTGGAATAAAGTCAGTTTTTGGAAATCTTGGAGGGGTAGGCTTGCCGTTAACAGTTTATGATATTGCTTTGAAGTTAGACAAAATTAGTGATGTTCTTGCAGATGTGTTTCCGGCAATGATTCAAGCTATGGATATTAAGGTGGTACTGGATGATGGAACATTAGTTGGAAGGCTCGCCCCAGAAATGGATGTGCGATTAGGAACACTTAGACGAAGAGGAGCGGGGGTGATGTAGTGAATGCCTTTACATTGGATGAAAGTTTCAATTCACGTGTGGACTTAGGTCTTAGAATTACAAAACCTCCTGTTATCCCTTCAGCAAGACGTGTTGTTACTCCTATCATTGTTGATGGCCGAGAAGGAAACCTGACTCTACTTCGCGGATGGGAAGATATGACTACAACGCTAAGGGTTGCACTTATAGGGGCAAATATACATAGAAGATGGAACCAAGCAGTTGCAAGAATCCTGTCAGCAAAGAGCATTTTCTTTTCTACAGACCCACAAGTTTATTATCAAATTAAATACGCTGAAGTAGGAGCCTTGGAGCGACGCCTTACGAATATGTACGAGTTTTCAGTGACGTTAGTCTTGGCTCCATTTCGTTTTATACGTGGGGTAAGTGATATCACTCTTAATAGTTCTGGAAACATTACTAATCCAGGAACGATTTATTCTCTTCCTCTGATTACAGTGTTTGGAACTGGAAATCGGTCATTAACAATCAATGGTAACACCATACGTTTAAACCTATTGCAAGGAAATCTCACATTGGATAGTGAGTTAAGAATATGCTCTTTTGGAAATGTGGCACAAGATAATCAGATGATTGGGGATTTCCCAGAATTTCGTGTTGGTTCAAATAATATTACCTTAGGAACAGGGATATCACGAGTAGAGATAAGCCCAAGATGGAGACATGTATGATTACTTATTATGCAAGAGATGAAACAAACTTTGATAATAATGGTCTAGGTGTTTTGGATAAAAATATTATCAATCCAGTTGTTACAGAAGAGCTAAACGGACTCTTTTGTTTGGAGTTTGATTATCCTACTCATGCAGTCCACGCTCAAGGACTTATCCATGAGCGACTCATCCGATGCCCTGTCCCTAATATGGATGACCAGCTATTTCGAATCGCCGAAAGAGAAAAGGGGATTGGTGGTATATTTCACATCGTTGCCTACCATGTGTTTTATGACCTAGCACAAAACTTGGTTGAAGATACATTTATTGTCAATCGAAATGGAAGTGTCGCTATTCGTCAGATTTTAGAGCATGGACAGTTTCTGCATCCTTTTACAGGGGATTCTAATATAACCGAATTTGCATCCTCTAGGATGGTGCGAATGAATATAGCGGAAATTTTGTTAGATGAAGAGTTAGATAATGGGTTCCGTGCTCGGTGGGGTGGTGAGATTGTTAGGGACAACTTTCATGTTGCTATGAGAGTAGTACGTGGAAGTGACAATGGAGTAAGTATTAGGAACAAGAAAAACTTGGTTGGTTATACAGCCAATGTGGACTTCAACACAGTTGTAACAAGAATTATGCCACAAGGATTTGACGGATTATTCTTGCCAGAAAAGTATGTGGATAGTCCGCTCTTAAGAAATTACTTGACACCTAGAATACGTGTTATTCATTACGACCAAGTAAGAGCAGATGTTGGGAGATTTGCTGATGTGGAGGGTGCACTTCCCCTCTCAGATGCACACGATATGTTGCGAGTCTTGGCAAAACAAGAGTACAGCATCAACCGTATCGACATTCCGAATGCAATTTATCAAATAGAATTTGCCCCTCTTTCTAAAACGGAGGAGTATAAAAATTTTGAAGATTTAGAAACTATTTCCATGGGAGATACAGTGCAGGTCATCCATGATGAAGACGGTTTGAATATTTCTGCACGAATGGTAAGTTACAAATATAATCCACTCATAAAAGCCTATATTTCCATTACGCTTGGAAATTACACTCCTAAATTTACAGATGTGGCAAGAACCGTAGATAGAGTTAAAGCAGGAGTGGATCAGGCAGTCAGAGATTCAAACTTCGCACTTCAATCAGCAAATGGGAAAAACACAAACTTCTATGGTCCTGACGAACCAGTAAATCCAAGAAGGGGAGATATATGGTTTCGCACTAATGGTGATCGAATTGAAATCTGGATTTTCGATACAAGGGAGGGTGTAACTCAGTGGTGGCCTCTATCTACTGATTTGACTCAAGAACAAATGAGAAAAGAGATAGAAGAGGCAAGAAAACAAGTCGAAGAGGCTCTTGAACGAGCGAGACGAGCTGAAGAATCAGGTGAAGATGCTCGACTTGCAGGAGAAGAAGCCAGAAAAGCAGGTGAAACTGCAAGGCAAGCTGCTGACGAGGCTAGACAAGCAGGAAAGGATGCCTTGGTGGCAGGGGAAGAAGCCCTTCAGGCTGGACAGGTGGCAAAGGAGGTAGCAAAGGAAGCACTCGTCGCAGGACAAGAAGCTCTGGAAGCAACGGAACGTGCCCAAATTGAAACCAGAGAGGCTAAGGAGAGAGCCAACCAAGCCTTCGACAGTGCTATAACCGCCATCCATCAATCTAATATTGCTTTTAACCAGTCGAGTGAGGCATTTAATCACTCCATCAGTTCGTCTGTGATAAGTTATGCGATTTCTACCAATGGAACTTCTGCTCCACTAAGTGGATGGCAAAGTATGCCTCCAACTACGACAGCTGGTCAATTCCTATGGACGAGAACAAGAATCACACTTCATGGTGGAGGAACTATTGATAGTTATAGTGTATCTCGGCATGGTGAAACAGGACCTGCAGGAGCCACAGGCTCCACAGGTGCCAAAGGAGAGACTGGTCCACAAGGAGAGGCAGGGGCAAATGCTCCAACGATCACAGGAGTGAGAGAACAATTTTACTTATCTACTTCTAATACCATACAAACGGGTGGAAGTTGGAGTGACACAGTACCAGCATGGGTATCTGGGAGACATTATTGGACTAGAGTAGCGTCCACATTCAGCAATAATACCACGGCCTTTTCTACTCCTGTACTTGCCAATGGATTGAATTCTGCCATCGTAACAGCACAGTCTGCCCAGACGTTGGCTCAAACTTTAAATACAACAGTAAGTCAACATGCGACATCCATCGCATTAAATGCAACTAATATAACAGACGTTACGGATCGAGTCGTGACTGCTGAAGCTACTCTTATAGTTCAAGCGGGTCAGATAGCTAGTCGGGCAACTCAAAGTGATTTGGACACCCTTACTGGAAGGATGGTGACAGCGGAAACAAGAATCACACAAAATGCGAACACAATTCTTGCAACGGTATCTCAGATTGGAACACCATATTTGATTCGACGTTGGGAAAGGGGGGCATTTGACATCTCAACAGGTGAGGAGATTACTGGCACAGGACTACGAAGTATTGATTATGTGGCAGTGAATCAAGGGGAACGATACATTGCTCAGCACCCAAATGGTAATTCATTAACAGCGAGGTACCTATTTTATACTTCCACAGGAGAGTTCATCCAAACCAACAATACATCTTCATCGGTTCTTGTTCCTGCAAATGCAAGAAGGATGAGAGTCAGCGTAACATCTACTCTAGCTCCTCACGTGTTTACTGGGAATATTTATCCTGGTAATGCAAGGCATAATTTTACAGAGGCTTCCACAATATACTCTGCTCTATTAATGCAAAAGAGTAACATCAATTTGCGGGTAGCTTCTGACCAGATAATCAATCAAATCAACATCTCCCCGGAAGAGATACTTATTGCAGGAAACAGAATACGCATTACTGGTCAAACGACAATAGATAATGGAGTCATTACCAATGCTATGATTGCAAATCTTGCCGTTACCACGGGTAAGATTGCTGACCTAGCAGTAACAGTTGCTAAGATTGGAAATCTTGCTGTAACAGAGGGTAAAATTGCTAATCTGGCGGTAGCAACGGGTAAAATAGCTGACTTGGCAGTAACCACTGCAAAAATAGCAAATCTAGCTGTAGACACAGGGAAGATAGGAGACCTAGCAGTATCTACTGCAAAGATAGCTGACCTTGCAGTTACTACTGCAAAGATTGCACTTCTGGCAGTTACGGATGCACAGATTGCCAATTTGGATGCAGGTAAAATTAACACAGGTTTCCTTGCAGCTGCGAGAATAGCTGCTGGGGTAATTACTTCTGATAAATTGACGATAGCCAATGGCTTTATTGTTAACGCAATGATTGCTGATGCAACCATCCAAAACGCTAAGATTGCTACACTGGATGCGGCAAAAATAACCACAGGAACACTAAACGCCGCGAGGATAGGTGCTGATGCTATTACTGCAGTGAGGATAGCTGCCAATGCCGTAACAGCTGAAAAGATAGCTTCCAATGCAGTAATAGCCGCGAAGATTGCCAGTAATGCTATTATTTCAAGGCACATCACATCTGATGAAATAATAGCTAGGCACATTAGAGCAGGTGCGATTACGGCAGAAAAACTAGCAACAAATGCAATCCGAGTAGGATTCAATGAAATCGGAAATACAATCCAGATTTCATCAACAGCCCTAACCTTCAGGTCTGGAACTGACACAAGAGGAACTATTACAGGATCTGGAGTTGAATATAACTTTGATGGAGTCAGAGCAGTTTGTCGATTGTCACATAACGCAGTGGAAGGACAAACCCAAGTGCGAGGTCTATCCATGCACTCTAGGCATCAGGGAGATTATGTGAGTATAGGTTGGCAGACTACAAGTTCAGGATTGGTTAATAATTCTCTAATGGTGGATCACAATGGCAGATGGAGTGCTCTGAATGGTCCTACAAGAGTAGGAGTCCACATCGTGCAGAGGCTGTGCTTTACAGAATTTGGTACAAGACAGCAAACAACGAATACCAACGGACGAATTGGCACTATGAACGTAAATGGAAGTAACTGTTTATTTATTGGATCAAACAACTGGCAAAATGGGATTGCCTTTCGTGATGGAGACTTCTTTATTATTGCGAGGGATAGGTGGTACAACATCACTCATATACGAAACTAGGAGAAATCAATGGATACATATAGCATTCGTGAAAAACTGGAGGAGCCACGTGTTATGTCTGATGCACAAATGGCTCCTTTGTCATTGCAACCTTTGAGTGCAGATGCTGTTTTACCATTGATTTGGGAGTTACAAAAACAGGTATCATTACTCAAAGAACAAATGGAGGATTTAAAGAGATGAAGATAGAGTTGAAGAACCATGAATTAGTTCCAGCAATTAACTTTTTGTCGGGAATGGTTGTCAAGGCAAACGAGGGACGTCCTGTAACAAAATTCAAGAAACTAGTGGTCACAGCAGTGGAGGAATTACACGAATCCCAAATGGAATTGATTCACCAATTTGGAAGAAAGGATGAGAACGAACAATTAATCCCTGCAGAAGACGGAAATGGGTATATGCTTGAGCCTTCAACAAGTGCAGAGTATGCAAGAGAGTTAAACAAGTTATACGATGAGGAGGTTTTGATTGACACAGGAATCCATGAGAAAATAATCGGAAAATTATCAGGGATATTAGAATCATATGAAGTAGAGATATCTGGTGAAGATGCCGAAATTTACGACAGATTATTGGAGGAGTTCGAAAAGGAGGAGAACTATGCTTAGAACAAACAAGTCAACTACATTAACAGGTCAAGTGCATATTGGAGAGGAGCTTGTAGCAATATTACATGCGACCATTTCCGTGGAGGAAGGTAGTAGCCATATCAGTAAAACTGTCCAGAATCAATTGCTCTACTCCGAAAATTTGGAACAGTGCCGAAAGGATATGGATGCTTTTACGAAGGAAGTGAGAGCAATAGAAGATGCGACATTAAGTAAGACATAATCGTTGCAAGTCCGTCGGGTTTTGTGTCATAATGAGGATAAAGAAGAATGGCGCTGGTATGTAGTTCATTTTCACTCAAGGAGGTCTCATGGACAATATAAAAAAGTATACCGTAGCATCTGTAACTGAATTTTTGGATACTGTAACTAAAATTAATAAAACAAATCAAAGAACATTTTATCGTGGGCAGGCTGATGAGGCATGGGAGATAACTTCATCCGCATATCGAACTATGGATTCGCCTTCGCGAAAAAAACTAATGGATCGTCACCTAAAACTATTAAAAGAGGTTCGTAAATTATCCAATGTTGTCGAACGAAAAGATATTCTCTTGTTATCTGATTTACAACACAATGGGGCAGAAACGATACTTATTGATTATAGCCTTAGCCCGCTTGTATCTTTGTGGTTTGCTTGCATCAAGCATAAAGATAAAGATGGTGCTGTTTACTGTTTACAGAACAAAGGATTATCTTCTTATTTAGCAGAAATCGGTGGCGATGAGAATATACAAGATTTGTTTCAAGACATGGTTGTATCAGAAACCAATAGGAAAAAACTTAGAAGTAAACAAATATATGTATATCATCCATCACATTTAAACCAACGAATTATTAATCAGCAGAGTGTTTTTGTCATAGGTCTAAGTGGAAAGGTTGACAAAAGAGACCATACGAAAATAGTAATAGACAAAGATGCTAAAGATAACATTCTTGAGGAACTTGCTATATTGGGGATTTCAGTAAAAACATTGTTCCCAGATTATAATGGATTTATTGAGTGGTTTTCGTACGGGATTCATGATGAGTGCATAACTCTAATCAGTGAGGCTGAGAACTTTTACAGAGAATATAATTATAAAGAAGCTATTGAAAAATATAAAGAGATTGAAAAGCTAGCCAAGGAAACATATGGAGAAAGAAGTCCATTCCTAGCCACAGTGTACAATGATTTGGGCGTAACACTATCTGATTTCGGAAGTTATATGGAGGCTTTTGAGTATCATAGGAAAGCATTATCTATAAGACTAGAATTTCAAGGAGAAGGTCAGATTGATATTGCTAGAAGCTATAACAATATAGGCAGGGCATTAGCTTCAACAGGGGATTATTCATCTGCTTTAAGTAATTACGAAAAAGCACTTTCATTGTATATCAAGGCTTATGGTGAAGATCATCCAGATATAGCGACAACCTATACAAATATGGGACATTCCTATGTATCTTTGAAGGAACGTCAGTTAGCTTTGGAACATTATGAAAAAGCATTGGCGATTCGAGAAGATGTTTTTGGATACAATCACTTGGATACAGCAAGAGCATACAATAATATTGCCGGAGTTCATTCTGCGAATGAGAATTATGAGCAAGCGGCAGAGTATCATAACAAAGCATTGCATGTACTCTTAGAAAATTATGGAGAAGAACATCCAGATACTGCTCGCTCCTACAACAATATAGGGGTTTATTATGCAAAATCAGGTGAGTATGAGCAGGCATTGAAGCACTACCTCCAAGCACTAGAAATTCGTGAAAAGATATTAGGAGAAGAACATCCAGATACTGCTATTACTTATGGTAATATTGGAACGGTTATTTTCGATCAAGGAGAAAATAATGAAAAGGCTAAATGGTATTATAATAAAGCACTAAGAATATATAGAGCAACTGTTGGAGAGGAACATCCCAGAACGAAGAATATTTTAGAAAAACTCAAAAAGATAGAGGACAGACTATAAATAAAGTGGTACCCATTATAAATACATTATCAAATCAATGTAGAGGTCTTTATCCATAAGGATAAAGACTTCTTTTGATTGGAGGAAAACGATGAATAACATTTACAAATTTCATAAATTGACAATAGACATAACTGCATCTATGGAGCCTACTATTGAGACGGAGACAACATTTTTCTCCTACGACAAGCGCACTGGGAAAAAGATTATTGAGCTTCTTTCTAATGGGGTGCCACTAAACTTAACAAATGCAGAAGTTATTCTTGGATTCCAATTTGTCACCGCAGATGCAAAGAAAATATATAGCAACGTGGATGGGTCTGTGGTCATTGAAAGCCCTAAACTTGGGATTTGTAGTGTCATTTTGCCAAATGATATTTACGCTTATAATGGGGAAGTACAAATCTATGTTTATATTAACCTTCCTGATGGACGTGCTTTAGATGCAGGAGCAATTATAACGCACTTTGAAGAGTCGTGGATTGACCAAGATATAGAAGAAATGTCTGCATACTATATTAAGCGATTTGAGGATTTGCGTGACAATATTCTTGAATTAGCCTCAGGTATAGATACTGATGATTTAACACTGCCTATCAAAAGGCAAGTAGAATCTGCCCTAGTTGCTTTCTGGGAACGTGTAGATAACGGAGAGTTTAATGGTCGTGATGGAGTCGACGGCAAGGATGGACGAGATGGAATAGATGGTAATGATGGAGCCGATGGGAAAGACGGTGTTGATGGCAGGGATGGTGTTGACGGAAAAGATGGGAATGATGGGCAAGATGGAGTTGATGGTATCGATGGCAAAGATGGTATTGACGGGAAAAATGGCGAGTCAGCAACTATTGAAATAGGAGATGTGGTTTCAGGAGAAGAGGCTACAGTAGAGAATGTTGGTAGCGAAACACATGCAATTCTGAATTTTTCTCTTCCGCGTGGTGAACGAGGGAACTCAGGACAGGTTGTACCGCCTTCTCCTTTTAGGAATTTGCTACCGAACTCCGATTTGCACCGTAGTATTGGAACGCATTCGGGGTCAATATCTTCGTGTAATTGGTACTTAAGAACAATAGGGACGCCACCAGGAGTTCGGAATATAATTAGAAAAGCTTTGTCTATTTGTCGCCCTTTTAGCATATCGCATGAAGTTTTTAGAATGCCAATAGTTCTTGAACGGTCAACGATTACTATTTCATTCTATATCTATGTTCCCGATGTGGATCGGCCACCTAATCTACCAATTGTTCAACTAGTAAAAGGTGATTTCTATCGTCGGCGTGAACCAGAAAATGTTGAAGTTTTAGCATCTATAACGATAGAAGAAGAGGAGATACAAGAAAAAAAATGGTTTCTAGTATCTGAAACCTTTGATATACCTTCACAGCATTTAGAGAAAGAACTATTTTTTGCCATTTATGGTGGAGAGCTTATTGACTGGGATAATTTAGATTGGAACACGTTCGATTGGGATGATATTAATTACGAGTATTTCATTATTATGAATTTGATGGTGGAATATGGAAGCAATACAACTGAATGGACTCGGCATGAATACGATGAAGAAATAAGGGAGTTTATAAATAATCACTGGGAGTTACCTTTCCCATTACACCCAGATGATAGATAGGAGGACAAATGGCAACAATAATTGAGCTATTGGCTGAAACATATATCGTGGCCATGACTTTCGCACTTGGATATATAGTATGGGCTCTTAAATCACAACGAAAAGATAAATTGTCAAGTAGCAATGGCACAATGTTATTATTACGAGCACAACTTTTTGAGTACCATGAGAAATGGACTATCAGGGGAACTGTAACTAAACATGGGCTTGAGTGCTTTATTGATATGTATGAGATTTATCACGAGTTAGGAGGAAATGGAATGGTTGAACAGTTGATGGAAGATATCAAGAATTTACCAATTAAGGAGGGGTAGAAGATGGATTGGAAGAGAAAATTATCAAGTCGTAAATTTTGGTTATCAGTGGCAAACTTCATTGCTATGTTAGTCGTTGTTTTAGGAGGGAACAGCGAAGTTGCTACACAGGTCACAGGTGTGATTTTCGCGGGAGGTGGAGTTGTTGCTTATATACTTGCCGAAGGTTATGCAGATGCAACCCATGGAAAGTATCTATGATTTAGGTGCAATTATTATGGAATGAAAAGCAGTATTTACTTGACTATATGTGGTTTCTGAGTGATATATAGACTAGCAAAAAGAAAGGAGAAATGCTTGGAATTATGAAGATAAAATTGCTTGAAGCCAAGAAACATCCCGAGAACTATAAGTTGAAAGTGTGTGCTTATGTTCGAGTGTCAACTGATCATGAAGAACAGGAAAATTCTCTCATTAATCAAGAGCAACACTACCGAGAGATAATCACATCTAATCCGAAATATGAGTTTGTGGGAATCTATTCCGACCAAGGTAAGTCAGGATACAAAGAAAATAGACCACAGTTTCAGAAAATGATTCAAGAAGCAAGGGATGGAAAAATTGACTTAATCTTAACTAAATCTATATCTCGTTTTGCTAGAAATACCGCCACCGTACTTAAGTTCGTGAGAGAGCTAAAAAGTTTAGGTGTCGGTATTTTTTTTGAACTCCAAAATATTAATACTTTATCGGCAGAAGGTGAATTGATGATTACAATTCTCTCTGCTTTCGCTCAAGCAGAAAGTGACGGTGCAAGTAACAACACATTGATGGCCTACAAACGCAAATTTGAACAGGGCAACCATCAAACTAGAGTACAAAACTGCTATGGGTATTGCTTAGATGAAGAGGGGAACCTTCAAATTGACCCGACACAAGCTCTTTATGTAAAGAAGATGTATGAACTTGCTAATGAAGGGGTATGGCCAAGTCGAATTACTAGATACTTGAGCGAAGTCAATGCACCCACAAAAACAGGTAAACCCTGGCATCAGTCCGTAGTGACATGGATTTTACGCAATGAAGTTTACAAAGGAGATATATGCACTCAGCGTACATATCTAGATGCTAACCGGGTACGAAGGATGAATAATGGCCATAAGGATCGATATTATATCAAAGGCAATCATGAAGGAATAATAGAACCAGAATTGTGGGAGAAAGTTCAGGAAAAACTAGAAGAAAGGCTGAATGGTCTTTATGAAGTGGCGCCAATAGAAACAAGGGATAATCTCGCAGTTTATCCACTAAGTGGCCTTATGTACTGCCCTCATTGTGGAGCAGTGTTACATAGGGCAGTTGACAAGAAAAAAGGCCTAGCATATTGGATTTGTAAAACAGTTCTCAGGAAATCTTCAAGTCTTTGTAAAGGAATGAGAATCCCAGATGTCAAAGCACTGGAGTTAAATATTGTTGCTCCTGCGATAATTGATTATGAACTTGACCAATATGGAGAAAAAGTGTTTTTCACCCAAGACAAGGGTGCTTACGAAAAAAGCGGAAATTGTCCTTATGACCCTGAGAAAGTAGCTAAGCAAAAGGTTGGTAGACCAATTTATCCATTAACAAAGAAATTGTATTGTAGTAAATGTGGAGCCACCTTAAATCGTAGAACAAAATGGAGCGATAATGTGGGGTGGGATTGTAGCAACTATAGAAGAAGGGGACCTTCAGCTTGTGAGGGTATTTCAGTACCAGAAGAAATAGCAAGTTCATGGAATATAGTTGAAGAAGTTATTGTTACGGAAGGAGTAGATAAAGGTGGCAGGAAAAGTTATTCGTATACCAGCAAGTCAAAGTGTTGACTGCAACCAAATAAGAACTAGAGGAAAAAGGCGTGTGGCGGCCTACTGCCGTGTTTCAACCAATGATGATGACCAGTTGCTAAGTTTTGATAATCAAGTTAGTCATTATACCGCCTCGATAAACTCCAATCCAGAGTTTCTTTTTGTTGGGGTTTATGCAGACGAAGGAATTTCAGGTACAAGTACTAAGAGGCGTGAGGAGTTTCGGCGTATGATTTCAGATTGTGAAGATGGGAAAATTGACCACATTATCACCAAATCCATATCACGTTTCGCTAGAAATACCCAAGATTGTCTGGAGTATTCACGGAAGCTAAAAGACTTAGGAGTGAGCATCTTTTTTGAGCGAGAAAATATAAATACAATGGATGGGGCAGGAGAGCTACTTTTTACAATTCTTTCTTCTCTTGCCCAGGAAGAAAGTCGTTCTATATCTGAAAATAGTAAGTGGGGAATCCGTAAGAAGTTTCGAGAAGGAAAAGCTCATGGAGGGATAGCATGTAGGCTGCTTGGTTATGATACTGGAGCAGATGGCAATCTTGTAATCAACAAAGAACAGGCTGTTGTGGTAAAAAGAATTTTTGATGAGTATTTGAGTGGCAATGCCCCAGAGATTATTGCTAAGGGACTACGGGACGATGGTACTCAAACAGCCAAGGGTGGTGAGTGGGGAACTACGCAAATTAGGGCAATATTAAGAAACGAAAAGTACAAAGGTGATTTGCTTCTTCAAAAGTATTATACTCCAGATTTCTTGACAAAAAAGATAGTCAAAAACAATGGAGAGCTAGAGCGGGTATTTGTTCAAGGAGCACATGAGCCAATTGTGTCAAGAGAAGTTTGGGAAATTGCCCAAATGGAATTAGATCGGGAGGAGCGTTTCAAAGAACAGTATGGATTGAGAGTTGTTGGGATGTATACGGATACGAACCCTTTTTCTTGTAAGATTTTTTGTGGAGATTGTGGAGTGATTTACAGAATAAAAGTGTGGACTAGAAGGAATGGAAAACACAGGGTTTGGCAATGTACTAGCAAATATCCAGAAAAGGGAGTGATTGGGTGCCACAACATTCATGTATACGAGAAAGACCTGTTTGTGAAATTCATGGAGGCATGGAACCGTATGATGGATGACCAAGAAGCCTACATTAAGAAGTGGCAAAAGACAGTAAAGGATGGAAATCCCCTAGAGCAGCATTATGCAAAACGATTTATCAAAAGAGCTAAGAATGGGAAAATAGAAAAGAATGACATGGCACTTGTCAATCAAGTGCTAGAGAAAGTTGAAGTGCTGGGAGAAAAAGGGCTGAACTTCCATTTTCTTGATGGCTCGGTTTTGAACGTGTAAAACAAGCTAGTGTGTTATACACTAGCTTGTTTTACCTAACTTTATGGCATCAATCTCTTACCATGTCTTCATATTCCACGAAGTTTATGCACTTCCCACATCCACCTTGAGTTTTAAGGGTATTCAAGGCGGTACGAAAGTCACCCTTTGAGATAGAATAATACACTTGCATACGTTGACCTCCGACTTCTCTTATCCAAGCGCAATCATTATTACAGTTTTTTGCCAATTTTTCTGCCATATTCGTAAAAGTTGCCATAAATCTTCCCCCTTTCCAGTTTCAGTTTCTTTACTTAATTTTATAACAGCACATCCATTTTTTCAATCCTTTTTAATGAAGGGATGGTAGTGTATATAATGAATTAGCTTCATCTTACAAAGCGATTTGATTATTATCCTTCTTCTTATTTTCGTAGAGTTTTTTTCTACTAAGTTGTCTAGTATTCTTCAAATTGTAGTGATAGAGTAGTGTTTCTGCGTAACCAACAGCACCTCCTCCTCGCTCACGAGCAGATCTGAATATCTCTTTTAATGGAATAAGACCAACTTTCTCTTTAAAGATATTCTCAAGCAACTTATCCTCATAAGTTACAACTAATTTGGCTACTCCATTAAGCATATTTGCACTGAATGATTGCTGGATTCCCTCCCAGGTTCCAACTATTATTCGAAGGGTTCTGTCCAGCACATGGAATCCATATGTATCATATATCTTCTCCAGAGTTGAGACTGCACATATGCCACCTAAATATGCTGCAATTGATATTTTCAAATTGTAAGATTCTACGATATCTCGAATTATAAGATGTTTCTCACTTTTTGCTTCAATGTTTGCCATGAAAATCTCATACGGCTTGAGGTGTTTAACATATTTTTGCTGTTCTGCAAAAATGGAAGCCTCATGTTCGTAGATTAATGCATCGTATATCATACACCAGACAGGTGTGTCACGCGATCCAGATGCTTGAGCAACTATCTCAATAGTATGTTGGCCATTGAAAACATAATTGATGCCATCTCTGCGACTTACTTTTACTGGATTAATCTGAAAAGGGTCAAAATTCTCAGTGGTCTTTCCAACATGTGCAAGTGATAAACTTCGTTGGTACTCTTGGTTTGAAACCAAGTTTTTGATTGGTATTTGTTCAAAATGTACTTGTGGAACAAATTCGTTATAAGTCTCTTCCATCTAGTTCCTCCTTAATCGTCCTAAGCATTAATTCTATAGTATCCTTCATATTTTCAAGCTGATACAGAAGTTTAGTAGCAGCATTAGTAGAAACAAATGTAATATCACTGATTTTGTGAACTCTTTGCATTGAACCTATCCATGAAGGGATAGTAAGTGCAAGGCTAGAAGCTTCCGCATCCGGATCATAAGCTGGGATTTGTTTTATGAACACTTTGTCACGGGATATTGAAGGCTTTGTACTTTCGATGACAGGTGTGGCAAGACATTTTTGTATTAAGGTTTCAATGGTTCGCCTATTAAGAGTGACTTTTTTAGGGGATAAGTGCTCATAAAAAGTATTTAAGTAATCCGTTGATAAAGAGGAGACATCAGCGAGACAATTAGTAGAAATCTTAATTGTCCCTGTTCTTACCCGATGTGCCAAATCGTTATGCTTTGACATTAATACGTCTAATTTATCGGCAAAGATTGAATAATTAGATACACATGCATGACCCATCCCGTATTTTGTTCCAATTATCTCTGCTTTATAATGATTTCGTCGACCCTCTAACGGAGCGGGGACTCCCAACTCACTGCCCAAATCAATCGTAGCATCTCCCTTTGTCACCAAGTATAGTTTGCCGATATAGTACTTGAAGGCGGGATCACTAACTTCAGGCTGTGATAGTCTTTGTTGGCAACACCATGCTATTGCATTTCTGCGACCTTCAAACTCCATTCTTCTAACAAAAGGTTTGATTTTTAGTCGGCGGCATATTTCATAAGTATTGAAACCTAGAATTAAAGAATTGTTCCATACTGTGATTTCTGGGTAAACCTCCTTATCAATAATTGCTCGTTCTAACTCTTGGTAAATTTCATCTGACATAGGGAAAGATAGTTTTTTAAACTCAGGGTCGCTCTTAAGTCTTGAATTAGCTGAAGTCATTTTCTCACCTCTTCATAGTCCTCTAAAGGAAACTTAATAGCATTAATAGAGGGATTTGGCTGACCATGAATCCGATAAGTATGGCCATTACTCCAATCATTTATTAAGGAGAAAATATTCTGTAATAGTTCCTTGCTATAAAGCTCAAATGAGTTATGCGCTCCATATACACTACCTGGGACACGATGAGATAAATGATTGTTAGCACTACTTTCCTGAAGAAGGATAATTCCTGCACTTGGGTTCACTAACAGATGAACGTATGCAGGTTTACCGAGCATATAAAGAGCCTCTTTGCTTATTCGTATACGGTTTTTCTTGAAATCAAAAACTATAAAGCATTCTTTTTTATTCATTGCCTTTGTCCTCACTTTCAGATTTGTTCTTTCCAAAGCCGAATACGGTTAACTCATCAAAGAAATTAATTTGTAAGGATTTTTGATGCTCTTCAACTGGGACACCGAACTGATTTTGCCACTCCACAGGATATACTGGTGTGCGTGAAGTTTTGAAGGGTTCTCCAGTCTTAGAAGTGCGCATAAAAGTTTCGGGAGTTGACAGGTCAAAAACAAATAATAAACCTTTGGGAGTTTTTATTAGTTTACCTAATAGTTTGTATCTATGGTCTGGATTCCAATCCATCAATGACATAACTTTTCCATAAAATACCCTGCAGGTGATTTGTTTAGGAGAACGCTTTGCAGTGGCACTGCACCACCTGACAGAATCTTTTTCATCCTCTGAGCAGGGGCGAACCACAAGCTTCTTTTCAGTAGGGTTTACGAGTATTTGAACGTAATCGATATCGGGTAGTTTTCTGATACAGGCTGTATTCACGTTTACTTTATACCTGGAAAAAGTGATTACTGGTTCGTAGATATGAGCGAAGAACTCCCCACGGACTACTTGAAAGCCATCATATGAAAATGAATCCCGATCCTCAATCTCAATTTCTCTTCTCTTTATCCTTGGTTCATTCTGTTGATTCAACATTATTTCCTCCAGAGTTTTCAATTATTTTTTGAATATCCATTTCGAGTTGTTCAGGGGTGGACACATCTAAATCCAGTTCTTTATAGGGGACACTTTCTATATTGATACCCCACATTTGCTCTTCAGAGCAAATCGTGTAATCCAACTCGGTCTGGTGATAGTAATTATTCCCAAACCCATGTGCCCACTCTGATGGATATCCTCGAACACTTTTCTTTCTGCCATATGTTATGGGGTTCACCCCTTCATCTGAATCAAAATCAGATAAAAACACCTCGGTTTCAGAAAGGTCAAATATCAATATAGTACCGTCTGAACTCTGTTTCTTGGAACCAGTGACTCTATATTTACAGTTTTCATCCCATTTAAACAACAGGAATAATGTAGGGAGATAGGCGGCTCCGCTGATATGTTTCTTGACAAGCTCCCCATTTAGAGTTGTTGACCATTGAATAGCGTTTTTGGAATCCTTTTTTACCGGTCTTATTGCTAGAAGTTGTTTTGCCGGGTGTATTAGTAATTCTACGAAATGATTCTCTGGAAGTTTTCTTATACAGGCCATTGTCGTACTTATAACAGATGTAGAGAATGTAAGGCTTACTTTGTTGTGACTGTCAAAGAACTGACTTCTTGCGACCTCATAACCACGAAAATCGAAGTCTCCAGTATCAGCAGTCACTTCTAGCTCTAAGTCGCTTGAAGAATCGCCAGCACTAGAAGATGCTGTAAAATAGTCTTGAACCGTAAATCCTGACCATCGAGGATTGATTGACACAAAGCCAGTAAGAGTACCTTCGTTTACAACTTGAAGTTCAGGGAGTATACTTCGATTACCATACTTAGCGTTTTGCATTAATCGCTGCACTGCAAGGAAATCGTCACGACGAATTATTGCTTCATGATGGTTCTCATGACGATATTGATTTCTATCCTCTTTATTTTTCCTAGACTTATGATCCAGATAATTTGGAGTCCAAGTTTTACGAGCGATAACATCACCACAGTGACGTTCATTTGCAAGAATCTGGGAGATACTACTCGCACTCCAAGATGTATTTCCTTTTTTTGTTTTCAGCTTCAGTCCTTTTAAAAGATCAGCAATTTGTTGAGTGGAGTACCCATACAAATACGTAAAAAAGATGAGGCGAACAGTGTTTGCTTCCGTCTCATTAATAACGAGGTTTTTATCTTCATCGTGGTCATAGCCAAGCAACGTTGGAGTTAGGAAAATCCCTCTCTTAAATCGCATTTCTATTGAGGCATTCATTATGTCGCTTTTATTACGGCTTTCTTCCTGGGCAAGAGTCGCGATGAATGATAAGCCCATTTCACTTTTGGGTTCGAGGGTATTGATTCCTTCGGTTTCAAAAAATATACCTATTGGCGGTTGCATATCCTTAAGCATTCTGATGTGGCCAATGCAATCTAAAACATTTCGAGCGAATCTGGAGACACTTTTTGTGACAATAAAATCTATCTTTCCAGCCTTACAGTCTTCTATCATTCTAATGAATTCAACTCTATTGTGTAATGAAGTTCCTGAAATCCCTTCATCGGCATAAATTTCTGTTAGCTTCCAATTTGGCTTTTGATTGACGAAGTCCACATAGTGATTTCTCTGTAGTTCATATGATGTGGTTTGTCTTGGGTCATCTGTTGATACTCTAACATAGACGGCAACACGTAATTCAGATTCAAAAACATTAATTTCAGGTTTTGCTGGAATTACTTGAAGTTCTTCTGGTGAAATTCCTTTGTAGCGTTCTCGGATTGTATCCTTCATAAGTACGAAGCTCCTTTTGATGATGTCAGAAACAATTATAAAGAAATCTTTAAAAATTGGAATGTCCCAGAGGTATAGTTGTATACCTCTGGTAACAATGCCGTAAATATTCAGGGATTTTATTGGTTATTTCTTAGGACCACAATAATTTCTCTGATGATTTCGTAAACAATTTTTCTCTCTTTTGTGCAGCAACAATGCAACAAATCATCGATATCGCTTTGATAAGCAGTAGGATAGTGCTCCAGGTTGCCAGTAAGTAGCTCATCAACTGTAACATTCAAAGCATTAGCAATTTTAATAAGTGAATCAAGACTTACTTTTTTTCTTGCTCTCTCAATATGGCTAATTTGTCCAGCTGATAACTCAACTTCTTCAGCAAGAACCTGCTGAGTAATCCCCAGTGCTAGTCGCATGTCATTGATTCGTTGACCGATGAGTTTGTGGTTTACTTCCATATAAAAGGGTCTCCTCTCTGTAGTATTTTAGGGCTGTGCATATTATAGAGGATATTTCTAAAGAATTAGTTGAGAAAAAGATTCATCGTGTGATAAAATGTAGTTGTATAGCGATGTTATTAGAATGATGGCTTTATTAGTTTTTTAGAGGAGATGTGAAGATGCCAACTTTTACCGATAATAAATATGCCACTGGCTTTGTAAAGCCAAAAACAACAGCTATTTTGTTTGATAAAATTTTAATTACCAGTGATTTGTTGGAGGAAAGAGCCTCACATTTTGGTTATTCATATATTCCACATGAAGTTCTACTGGACAAGTCTCCAGTTAGAAATTTATTACCATTTCGTACGAGTCATAGATTTGGAACAATGCATGAGATTAGTCACTATTTGAAGGATAAGGATTTTTCTTTTTATATGATGCGAAACGAGGGGGTGGATGATCCTTTTGTAAGCAACGACGATATTCATCCTAGCAGCACAGGATTTTTTCATAGTTATCTAGCAATTAGAGATCTTGATATAAAACAAGTAGAATTTCGTGATGAGAGCGTAGATTACAAATATTCTGTAAATAGAAATAGAGGGATTAGGGAAATTGTTGATAGATACAGATTTTGTGGTATTAATATTACTCCTGTGTTTTTTTCACCTACTGAGTATGAGAAGCAATTTCAAACGAGTACTAGTACAGTTGAGAAACACCCTGCGGTATCAATATGCTTAAACAATTTACCTGAGATAATAGAAGAGAATCTTGAATGGGAGCAAGTTCTTCAGATAAGGTCTGATAAAAAATCCATTGAAAAAATTAGAAGATTAAAAAATTGGCTAAATAAGGAATTGCTAAGTAAAAGCGACTACGATATGAAATCGATACTTGATGAAGCAGTATCAGACTACGAATTTGCATTACGTAAACACGGTATTCAGACAGTGGCAGGAGCAATATCAACGGTTTCAGCAGTAAGTATATCTTTTATTAATACGTTGTCACAAAATGGAAGTTTTGATGTCGCAGGACTCTCAATTGCCTCAGGTTTAACTGTATTCGTTATTAAATCAGCTATTGACAAATCAGAAGCGAAAAGGCATCCAATAGCATTAATCTATGATTTGATGCATTGAAAATGGTATTGTATTATCTTAAATATCAGACTAGTAAAAGTAAAGTGAGGTGTGAGATGGAATTATTTCCTAATTTCTCAATAGAGGGCGATATTACTCATATTACCGTTTGTTTTGAAGACAAAAGTTCCTTAGAGTTTGATTTTGTAAGTGAAGAGGAAATGCTAGAAATATACGAGTCGATATGGAAGAAAGAGCCAATTAAGTTATGGAATAAATTTTTGACAAACTTTTCTATGAGTGATTATAGGGAATTATACTCAATGGAAAAGGACAGCTTAGTTGATATATATTTTGATAGCATATATGAATGCTTTTTTTATTCTTATAATGAAGAACAATCTGTTGATTTTACGCATTGTAGATTTCTGCCGAGTGATGCGGTTACTGGTATTTTTATGCACGCTAATTATTTTGTCAACACAAAATTGGACTTTTCTTATAGCGAGTTTTCAGATTTTGATTTGTCGCTTGAGCGTTGCGAATTCCATAATAGCAAATTGTATTTTATATATAGCATATTCGGAAATCAAGATATCCGATTTAACGAATCAAGATTTGTGGGGAACGAAAGTGAAGTAAAATTTGCTGGATCAACCTTAGGTGGGTCAGGGGATTTGAACTTTAACGATGTTACAATGAGTGGCTATATCGAGTTGGATAATGTGATTTACGGGAAAAAGAGATTATCGTTTATCGAAATGAACTGCGAAGATGGTGATATTTATTTTAAGGATTCGGAGCTACCCCAAATCCCTATTGAGTTCATCGATTCTCACGTGAATATTATTTTGCTGTATAAGATCAACTCAAATGGGGTTCTTAACCTTAATGTGGCTACAGCTAATCATATAATTATACAAGAGTGTGTTTTGCGAGATAGAGTTGTATTAGGAAATAGTGGATATAAGAATTATACGAGTTATTGTTTTAAAGACACGACAATTTTGGGGAAAGTTGAAATTAGGAATGCATTCTCAAAGCGTTTATTCAATAAACAGAAGAAATTTGCATATGATCCTTTTGATAAGGAGTTTGTGTTTTGTAATACAACATTCAATGAAAAAGCGGACCAGCTAATGTTAGTATCCACCAATTTTCGTTCGGAGGGGAACTCAAACAGCGAAAATATTGCAGATTCAGCGTACTATTTAAGTAAGCGCTATAGAAGCTTAGGGAGAGTACAAGAGTGGTGGTGGTCTTATTCTGCTGTCGGAAGAACAGAAGGATACAAAGATAATTATATTAAAAGGGGATGGGCTTACCTCACAATTTCTGTTTCGCTTTTATTTGCTTGCATCTCTTACATATTCGAAAAGGTATTTTTGGATATTTTTTGCGGAAGATATGCAACCAAGCCTTTTAGATTTTTGCTTTGGACAACGGTTCTAATTATTGGATTCGCTTTTATTTATGCATTTTTATCAGGAAGCATGGGTGGTATAGATTACTCTTTTGATATTAGTGACACAGTTTTTGAATCAATGAGTCTGGGTACTTTTTTTGTGATGTACAGTATGTTAACCTATTTTCAAATTGATTTTGGAAACGTAATAGTACTAAATCAAGGGCTACTTTTCATAACAATATTACAGAGAATTGTGGGTCTGTTACACTTTGTCTTATTTGCCGCCTCTTTTACAAGAAAGGTAATCAAGTCTTAATAAAAATATGGTCTTGCTAGATAGAGTTTGGGGATGATATAATAAATCAATTCCAATAAAAAGAAGGGAGGATTTGATATGCGTGATGACAGAGGATATCCATTAGATGAGTTTACAAAAGACATTGGTGACATAATTGATGCAACAACATCAAAGGAGGAACTCATTGACTCATTGAAAGAAATCAGTGAGACTCTGAAAGAGGCTTCAGAAGAGGACTAAAATGTAGGTTTCTATAATTAGTATTGAGCAGATCAAAAAAGCAAATTCGTTCATTACTCCTCAACAGTCATAGACTGCTGAGGAGTAAACATTATATTTAGTATGTAGCAATCTATGTTTGTAGAACAATGAAAAGAGGCGCTTAGAACCTGCCCTCAAATTAAAGGCGTGAGCCATATAAGCGTGATACTTCTGATTTAATATCATGCCTATTCAAGTATGAACACATAGTACTGTAATACCAATCAGCCACTCTAGGATCAAAAATGACTTTTTCTATTATGCTATTGGGATTGATATTGGTAATGAAAATGTGGTCTGGGAGAGAGGGACTATCATACTTGACAACTAACCGGATTTCATTCTCATGTTCGAAAGCGTTTCTTTTGAGGTAAAGATACGGCCAAGTATATCCTTTATAAAATAAGGTTCCGCTTTTTTTTTCATCTTCAATTAACGTTTCTATATCTCCATATTGTACTGGTGACAGCTCTGCGCTAATTCGACCCTGAGTTCTATCATTATCCGAGTCCTCAAATAAAGTAGAGATTTTTTCTACCGTTGTTTGGATACATACACCTTGCATATCTGGAGAGTATATTCTCCACATGGCATCAGAGTCATGTGAGATTGTCCAACAAGCACCGTAGTAATTAAACTTTCTCATCTTCCTTTCTTCATCGGTTATAAAAAATTTTAATGGCACTTCATACGTATCATCCCATAGCAATAGTTTTTTCAAAGGCATTTTTTTAAGTTCGATAAGTGTCATAAGCATTGGAAATGACATGAATCTGTAAATTTCCATATTTTTATTTAATAGTTTATTAATTTTTACCATAGCCATACATCTACCTCCAGTCTAATCAGCGTATTTACAGTCATCATAGCAAATCCAGGAGTTCCTGTATATACTAATGTAGGTAGATTATCAGCATACCCACTTTTCATTCCTGAGATATCCTCTCGAGAAGTCCGAATACATGATATACTTGAAGCCTTGAGTCGGGAGCGTTGATGGGTAGCACACCAACTTTTGCAGTGTTAGGTTCAGGAGTCAACGTGTGTTATCCCAAACAAAACCAAGGGTTGTATCAAGATATTTTAGC